CTGCGTGAGCAGCGAAAAATGAGCCAAACAGCTCTGGCAAACGCCCTGGGGACGACCCAGAGCACCATTTCCAGAATTGAGAGCGCGGATTATGCTGCATGGAGCGTCGATACATTACGTCGGATTGCAAGGGCTCTGGACGTTCGACTGAGAATCACATTTGAGAGCTTCGGCAGCCTCTGGCAGGACGTTGGCGGCCTCAATCGTTCCGCTCTGGAGCGCCCCACGATTGAGGATGACCCCGAATTTACCAGATGATCCGCATAACCGACAACAGAAACCTGTCGGTCCAGGCGGATTACCTGGAGGCCCGCGTCGATGCCCTCCGGGCCGAGTGCGACCGGCTGGAGCGGGAGAACGCGGCGATGCTGGTGCAGATCGGGCGGGAGAACGTCCAGCGTGAGGCCCTCACGGACATGATCGACCTGCTGGAGCGCGAGTTGCACTCACTGCGCGGGCCGGTGGACGGAGTCTGATCGGGTCCGCCGGATCAACGCCCGCCCGGCCCGAGTCTGAAGCCACGCCACTGCATACCCGAGATACGGCGGCACCGGCCTGACACCGGCCTCCCAGTTTCCCACCGCCGATGTCGTCACGCCGAGGAGGCTCGCGAGCCTGGCCTGGGTGAGGCCGAGGGCTTTGCGGGCGGATCGCAGATCGTCAGGGCCTGAGCGGATGCAGTCCTCGCATACCCAGCGCCGTGAGCGCCATGCGTGTTGGGCCAGTCGGCGGCACCAGCCGTACAGGCCGCAGCATTGGCAGGGCCTGTAGCGGGCGGATCTGAGATTATCTGGGCTCATCAGTATCTCCTTACGCCGCCGTGAGACGGCAGAACGCGGACGAGTTGCGGGAGTCGGGCCTCGACATGCGACGGTATGACGAGCAACTGGAGCCGGAGCGGCTTCGGGCCGCGATACCGGAGCGCGCCGGAGTCGGTAGCGACAGGCTCTCTGGGGCTGTCGATGGTGGCCTGGGCGATCTCCTGGAGCTCCCGCGCCGCCCGCTCGTAGGGCTCGCCTCCCGACTGATTGGGGGTTGTTGTTATGAAGCCTCCTGGCTGAGTAGCACGCGTGCTTCCCGGACGGTCAGACGTGCGGCCTGGTCCTCTCCCAGGATGACGCGAGGGTCTTTGTCGCGGAGATGGCAGGTCGAGAGCCCCCGGACGCCTCCACCGGCGGCAATGCTCCTTGTGGCGGCCGCTCGCATAGCGGCAGGGCGGCACAGCGTGATCGTAGTCTGGCCATCGGCCGACGTGGCCCGCTCCACGTACAGGCCGCGGGTCTCGTATGAGCCGAGACGGCTGGCGCCGAATCCGGCAAAGTACTGGTCATCGTCGTAGGGAAGCAGGGCAAGAGTCGTGTCTGTCATCGAGGCCTCCGTGTTGGGGGTTGTTGTCATCGTGAGACCATTGTCACACAGGTGACAGCGATTGTCAATGGATATTATCACCAGCGTGATAATATCTCTGCGTGAGCCTACCGACCGGTCGGGTGTACCGCCTCGTGCTACCCTGAGGAGTACCGATCCGGCGGATTCGACACCGCCGGCAAACCGAAGCGAGCAGCACGCGAGTGAGGTCCCGGACAACAGGCTCGCGCCACCACGAGATTCCGGTCTTGACACGAGGCTCGCTGATCCAGTAACGTCCCGGTCAGGGCATAGCGTGCCCCGATCCCACCGACGCCGCGAACGGCCGGCCAAGCCGGAAGCTCTCATCTCGAGAAGTGTCCAGAAAAATAGAAATCATCAACTCGCCCTGGGGGCGTGAGCACGAGCGCGTGAGCGACTGCGCTCGTTGGGTCGAGTGCGGCTACGCCACGATCGAGCCCGACGGGCGGCTGCGATTCACCACGGCATACGTCAGCGAGGTCCGGGCGATCCGGCCCTTCGACGTGGCCGAACATGACGGCATCGAGCGGCGCTGGCGTGTCCGGCCATCCGCTGGGTGCCCCGTGCTGCAACTCCTGCCGGGTGTCGGGTGAGCACGATGGACCTTGCCCTCAGAGACAGGCTCATCCGTGAGCACACCTGCATCGCCTGTACGGTGACGCCAGTCAAAGGCGGCGGGCCGTACTGTCCGGGATGCGCACAACGTCTCAGCCAGATCGACAGGAAGCAGGCGTGGGACACGTACAGGGAGAGCCGGCTCTGGATGGGCTCGGGTTATCGCGTTCAGCCGCTGGAGACCACATAGTGGCGTCCACCTGATGAAATGCACCGCTCACGCCAAACGCTCCGGGCTCCAGTGCAGGCGCGACGCCATGCTGGGGACGAACGTCTGTCAGGTCCACGGCGGCATGGCTCCACAGGTGAGGGCCGCGGCCGCCCGTCGCCTGCAGGCTGCGGACATCACGCCGGAGCGCACGCTCCTGGAGATCGCCCGCATCGCCTACGGCAAGCTGCCCGACCTGTACGATCAGGACGGCAACATGAAGGCGTTCAAGGACATGACCGAGGACGAGCGATCGCTGGTCGCGGCCTGCGAGGTGATTATCAAGAACGCCGAGGCCGGGGACGGGCACACCGACCGGGTGCTCAAGCTCCGGGCGTGGGACCGAACGAAGGCCCTGGAGATGCTGGCCAAGCATTTCGCGCTGCTCACCGACAAGGTCGATCACTCCGGTGATATCTCGTTCACGTGGCAGGAACGCGAGTCGTAGAGATCCCCTACGCTCCGCGCAACTGGGCGAAGCCGCTCCATGCGTCGCTAAAACGGTGGGCGGTGCTGGTGCTGCATCGGCGGGCCGGCAAAACGACGGCCATCCTGAATCATCACCAGCGGGCGGCGCTCGATGACGCATGGGAGGCGCGTCGGTTGCGGTATCTCCTGCCCGGCGCAGGCGAGGCGGATATCCGCAGGCTGTTGCGGCGGCGCGTCTACTGGCACGTCATGCCGTCCTACCACCAATGCAAGGTGACGGGCGCATGGGACATCCTGAAAGAGATTGCCCGGCCGGTGCCTGGGGCGAAGCCCAACGAGTCGGAACTCAAGCTCGATTATCCCAACGGAAACCGGGTCCAGCTCGTCGGTGCGGACGATCCTGACAGGTTGCGCGGTCCCGGGCTCTCTGGTCTCTCGCTGGACGAATTCCCTCAGATCCGCAAGGAGGCGTTCAGCGAGGTCCTGTCGAAGGCTCTCGCGGACCATCTGGGCTGGTGCATCTTTTCCGGCACCATCAAGGGGCAGGACCAGCTCTACAGCACTTACGAGGCTGCGAAGGACGATCCTGAGTGGTTAGCGCTGTGGCAGAACATCGACCAGTCGCTCGAGACGGAGACCGGGGCGACGATCGAAGCCCTGCGCCGCGCGATGGAGGATGACAGGAAGCTCGTCGCTCAGGGCCTGATGAGCCAGGCCGAATACGATCAGGAGTGGTACCTGTCGCCCGAAGCCGCCATCAAGGGCGCGTTCTACGGGGATCAGATGAAGGCGCTACGGGAGCGCGGCCAGATCACCCGCGTGCCGTATGATCCCGCCATCCCGGTCGATACGGACTGGGATCTCGGCATCGACGCGATGGCCATATGGTTCTCGCAGTCGCTCCGTTCGGGCGAAGTCCGGGTCATCGACTATCACGAGGACATCGGCGGGGGACTTGAAGCCTGCATCAAGGCCGTCCGTGGTCAGGCGCTCAACCCGTCGAACGACGACAAGATAGCCGCAGCGAACGACCGCCGGAGCCGGTACACATATGGAAATCACTGGGCTCCGCATGACATCGAGGTCCGTGAGATCTCCAGCGGCCTGACTCGGCGGCAGATCGCCCGCAACCTTGGACTCAGCTTCGAGGTCACGCCGAGGCTTGGCGTCGACGAGGGCATATCAGCGGTCCAGATGTTCCTGCCGAAGTGCTGGTTCGACGAGACGGCGGCGAAGGGTGGCATCGAGGCTCTGCGGCAGTACCGGCGGACCTACAACGCCCGCCTGGATCAGTACACCGCCAAGCCCGTTCATGACTGGGCGTCTCACGCCGCAGACGCATTTCGTGGGTTGGCCGTGAGGTACAAACTGCCGGCGGAATCCGGCCACAAGCCACACGTATTCGTGCCGGCGGCCACCGCCTGGACGTAAGGAGAGAGCATGTCCCGACCCGTCTATACGGCCGACCCGACCGGCATTCAGGAAGTCGAGAACGGACCGGCCGGCCTCCGTGGCTGGCACATCCATAATGGGACGGCCGCCCCGATGTTCGTGCAGTTCTTCGACGCCGCTCAGGCCGCGGACGTGTCTCTCGGGACGACTGTCCCGACCTTCGTCCTTGCGGTGCAGGAAACCTCATCCATCGAGGCGGCATGGCCCGACCGCGCCGGTCCGGTTGGATTCACGCGGGGTCTGTGCTACGCCGTGACCACCGAGAACGACAACGACACCGCGCCCTCCTACACCACCGGGCCGGCCACCGGCGACGTGACGCTGTTCCTGGAATGACGGCCTGATGGCGGCGGACAGAGACAAGGTCGTCACCGAGGCGCGGGAGCGGTACGAGACCGCGACGGGCTCGGAGGAGTACACGGCCCGGATGGACACCTACCGGGAATCGCTCCGCTACTACGACGGGGACCAGTGGGACCGGCAGACCCGGGAGATCATGCGGGACGCGAAGCGCGATCCCCTCACGATCAACCGGCTGGCCCAGCCGGTCCAGCAGGTGGTCAACGATCAGCGGCAGAACCGGCCCGCCATCCGGATCTCCCCGGTCGATTCGGGCGCGGACAAGGAGACCGCCCGGGTGTTCCAGGGGATCGTGAGGCACATCGAGTACCGCTCCGGAGCCGACGCGGCCTATGACACGGCGTTCGAGTACGCCGCGGCGGGCGGGTTCGGATTCTGGCGCGTCGTGAGCGAGTACGCCGACGACGACAGCTTCGACCAGGAGTTGTGCATCCGGCGCGTCCACGACCCGGAGACGGTCATTTTCGATCCGAACAGCCGGGAGCCGGACGGCCGGGACGCCGAGTACTGCTTCGTCACCGAGCTGATCTCGAAAGACGAGCACCGGCGGCGCTGGCCGAAGGCGCGGGTTTCGTCGGACGGGTTCTTTGCGTCGGCTGCGTCTCATGCCATGGGCGAGTGGATCTCCGATGATTTCGTGCTGATCTGCGAGTACTGGTGCGTGAAGCACGGCAACCGGACGCGCTGGCTGCTCTCGACCGGCGAAACCGTCTGGAAAGACGAGATGCCCGGGGGCGAATACGACGCGGACTCGGGGCTCCACACCACCGAGGACGGCCAGGCGTTTCTTGTGGTGCGGGAGCGCGAGGCCGATGTCCGCACCGTGCGCCAGTACATCATCAACGGGCACGAGGTTCTGGAGGAGAGCGGGTGGGCGGGCAAGTGGATACCCGTCGTCCCCTGCTACGGCAAGGAGATCTACATCGAGGGGAAGCGGAAGCTCCGGTCGATGATCTGGCACGCCCGGGACGCCCAGCGGTTGTTCAACAGCGCGGTGACGTCGGAGCGCGAAACCGCCTCGCTCTCGCCCAAGGCTCCGTGGATCGGCTGGGTCGGGCAGTTCGAGACCGACAAGGAGAATTGGGCCATGGCGGCTCTGGGGATGGTGCCCTACCTCCAGGCCGACCCCGTGGCCGTCGACGGGAAAGCCCTTCCCCTGCCCCAGCGGAACACGTTCGAGCCCGCGATCCAGGCGCTGTCCGTCCTGGCGGCGCAGGCGGGCGAGTACATCAAGGCGACGACGGGCCTGATGGGGCCTTCATTGGGCGAGCAGGACTCGAACCGCTCCGGCCGGGCCATCCGGGCGCTTCAGGAGGAGGGCGACACCGCCAACTTCCATCTGGTCGACAACCTCTCGCGTTCGATCGCCCATTCGGGCCGGATTCTCGTGGACCTGATCCCGAAGATCTACGACCGGGAGCGGATGATCCGGATTATCGGAGAGGACCAGAAGCAGGAAGTCGTCCGTGTGGCCGCGAACTTCGCGCTGGCCCCGGGCGGAGACGAAATGGAGCGGACCTACAGGGCGCTCGACGACCCCGGCCGCCGGAAGTATCAGGAGCAGCGCGGCTACCAGATCGACGTGGGTCGCTATGACGTCACGGTCTCCACCGGCCCGGGGTATCAGACCAAACGCCAGCAGTCGGCCGCGGAGCTGCTCGAACTCGGAAAACTGTTCCCCGAACAGATGGCCCAGGCGCTCGATATCGTCATCGGGAGTCTGGATCTGGTCCAGGGCGACGAGATCCGGGAGCGCGTGACGCCCCCAGAGTACAGGGAGCAGGACGGCGGGCAGGACATACCGCCCGAGGTCCGGCAACAGGTCGCGGAGCTCGAGGCCGCCTTCCAGGATGTGCTGGCGCAACTCGAAGAGGCCCGCAAAAAGATAGACGCGAAGGAGACCGAGGGCCTGATCGACCTCGAACAGGAGCGGATGCGCCTGGATTCGGCGCGGCTCATCGCGGAGGCCAACAACCGGGCCCGGGTCATGATCGCGCTGGCCAACAATGATTCGGCCGAATCCATTGCGCTACTCAGGGCGCAGATGGACCAGATCGGCAACCTTCTCGACGTGGAGGCGGCCGAAGCCTCGCATGGCGGGAGCAACCGCAACGGAAACTGAGGTCCCGGAGGACACCATGAGCGCAAACGAGCCGGTCGCGCCGGCGGCGGAAACCACCGAACCGGGGATTCAGACGCCCCCGGAACAGGATGATCCCTCTCCGTCTGGGCCCGCGGTAGCGGAGCCACCGGCCGACACAGGGGAACCGGGCGCGGCCACCGGTCAGACGCAGGAAGGAAAAGAAGCGAAGGAAGCGAGTCGCACGGCCCGCCGGTTCGAGCAGCTTTTATCCGAACGCGCCTCCTACAGGACGCGGGCGGAAATCGCCGAGAGGCGGCTCGCCGAAGCGGAAGGCCGGGGACAGCCGGGTAATGGCAAGCCGGCCGCAGAGGCCCCTGCCGAGCCCGATCCGGGCAAGTTCGATCTGTCCACGGTGGAGGGCACGCGGCAGTTTACGCGCGCCCTGAGCGCCTACCACAAATCCGTGGCCACCGAGGCGGCCAGAGCCGAGATCGGGCAGTACAGGGAAACCTCGCAGGCGGCCAGCGAACAGCAGGCCGTGGACGCGGGGTGGCAGGAGCGGGTGCAGACCTACAGCTCCGCGCATCCGGACTTTCACGAGCAGATGGTCGAGTTGGGGAGCCACATTCCCATGGAGATGGGCGTGGCGATCAAGCAGCATCCCCAGGGGCCCGAGATCGTCTCCCATCTGTACGGGAATCCGGCTGAAGCCTACCGGATCGCAACCCTGCCCGAGCGCCGCATGTGGCTGGAAATCGGAGCTCTGGGCGCCACGCTGTCGAAGTCCGCTTCTGCTTCAGTTCCCGCGCCGAAACCATCGGGAGCTCCCACTCCGCCGAAAACCGTCGGGACCGGCTCGGCCACTCCGAACACGGATGTGACCGCGGCCAGAAACCTCGCGGAATTCAAGAAGCGGTTCAGGGAGCAGGTGTCCAACAGGAGATAAACCGTGGCCCATGATCTGAAAACAAACGATATCGTGACCAACGCGGCGGTCACCTATCTCGAAGAGATGATGCCGTTCGTCAAGAAGACCCGGAAGCTCCCCTCCGACGAATACCGGAAGGTGTCCGGGTCGAAGCCGGGCGAGTCGATCCGCCTCAAGAAGCCGCCCCGGTTCGAAATCCGGACAGGCGACGCGATGGTTCCCCAGGGGATCATCGAACCTCAGGTGACGCTCAACCTCGAACCGCTGATCGGTGTCGATGTGGAGATCACCGACCGGCAGTGGAAGCTCGAACTGGCGGAGTTCAGCGAGCAGGTGATCAAGCCCGCTATGATCACGATCGCCTCGCACGTCGAGGCGCTGTTCACCCGGTATGCCACGCAGGCGACGGCCAACTCGGTCGGGACGCCGGGTGTGGACCCGACCAGCACGCTCACCTATCTCGCCGCGGGAGCGGATCTGACCAACCTCGGGGCTCCCCGGGCCGACCGTTCGATCATCCTGCCGGCCGGGGCGATGGCCGCGATCGTGAACGCGGTCGAAGCGCTTCAGAATCCGTCTCCGGAGATCTCGAAGCAGAACCTTCAGGGCTTCGTGACGCGGCGGCTCGGTTTCGACTGGTTCGAAACCACCTCCGAGTACGTCCACACCAACGGGCTGTGGGACACCGGAGACCCGCTGGTCGACGGCGCCGGGCAGTCCGGAGCCGCTCTGGTCACCAACGGATGGGCCAGCGGCACGACCGCACTGAAGAAGGGCGACGTGTTCTGGATCGACGGCGTCTTCCAGGTGCATCCCCAGAACAAGAACTCGACGGGGGTCAATCAGCGCTTCGTGGTGACCGCGGACATCGCGGACACGTCCGGAGCGATCACGGTCCCGATCGATCCGCCCATCAAGGGTCCGGGCGATCCACATCAGAACGTCTCGGCGCTCCCGGCCAACGACGCCGTGATCGTCATGCAGGGCTCGACGGTGGCCAACCCGGACCAGTTCCCGGGAGTGGTGTCCGCGCAGGGTCTGGCATGGCACCCGGACGCCTTCATGAGCGCGTTCGTGGAGCTGCCGAAGCATTCCGACATCGCGGTGTCCCAGGTGACGCGGGACAGCGAGACAGGAATCGCCATCCGGCTCGAACAGCAGACCGAGATCCGGACGTCGAGCAATCTCGCCCGGTTCGACGTGCTCTGCGGGTTCGTCGCGCCGTATCCGGAGCTGGCCGCCCGCATCTGGGCCGGCTGATCCGTCAATCAGGGGGACGGCGGGTCCATGGGGGCCCGCTGATTCGTCAATTTTCCACGAGGAGTCAGAGTCATGAGCATTGTCACCCTGGACCAGACCGCCATCGCGGTCGACATGACGGCGGACGCGGCCGAGGTCACGCTGGTGTCCGCGACGGGAGTCGCCGCCGGGCACATCATCGTGGTGGACCGTGAGGCCATGCGCGTCCGCGGCGGCTACGTGAGCGGAACGGTCGTTCCGGTGACCCGCGGCATCGGCGGGAGCGCGGCCACGCCGCACGAAACCGGCGCAACCGCGTTTGTCGGGGAGCCCCGCGAATTCTACCAGGACAACCCTTCCGGGAAGGCGGACACGGATCTCGAGTACGCCCTCCCGCACATCAACCTCCGGACGGGCCAGCGATTCGATATCGCCGGGAACACCTGGTACGAGATCCAGCCCGGCGCGGAAGGCGACACGCAGACCCTCACGCCCGACAACGCGGACGAGCCGGGCGTCAACATGATTCTGCCCGCCACGAAGACCGTTCTCGTCGGCCTGAACGTGACCGGCGTGAACGATTTCATCACGTTGCCGGCGCTGGCCGACGTCCCCGACGGCCACACCGTCAGGGTCGTCTCGAACGCGGCCGGGCACGAGGTCCGGACGCCGGCGGGAACCGACGAGGAGATCAATTCGGAGAACTCCGACGGCACGAAGGAGTACGCGATCGCCGCGGCTCACGAAATCCACTACTTCACCAAGATCAACGGCACGATCGGATGGATGGGGCAGGGCTTCACCGCGATCGGCGCCGTGGTCACGGCCGTCGTTCCCGACTAACCTCCTTCTTCTTCTCACTCACGGCGGGATCGGGGCGTCACGCCCCTTTCCCGTCTTTTCATTCCGGGGAGTTCCAATGGCAGGCGCGAAGAAAAGCATCGAAGACAGGGCGAAAGAGCAGTTTCCGGGCCGGCCCTACCATCTCAACACAGAGACAGGCGATCCGGAGCCCTACCGGCATCGTGAGTTCCCCAAACGGGTGCTGACCGGGAGGACACGGCCCGACGGCGAGCCGGTCTACGTCACGGTGAAGGATGCGGCCGAAGAGGCGCGTCTGACCGGGTCAAAGCCCGCAGCCAGGCCGGAGCCGACGACCTCCAGGCGGTCGGGGAGCTAGCCCGTTGGCCACGGGTCGCGATATCGTGCAGGCGGCGCTCCGGAAGATCGGAGTCGTCAGCGTGGGCGAGTCCATGGAGGCGGACGAGGCCGCCGACGCGATAGCCGAGGTCAACCGGATGCTGGGGACCTGGAACGCGCAGGGCCTCATGATCCACGCCCACGCGATCACCCGTCACACGCTTGTCTCCGATCAGGAGTCCTACACCATCGGGCCCGACAGCGCCGACTTCGACACCGTCCGGCCCGAAAAGATCGTCAGGGCCATCCTGTTCGACACGGCCGGAGAGTACATCGCCGCCGAGCTTCACCCCATGGACGCCTACTGGTGGTCCGACCGCCGCCCGGCCTTTCCGACATCCAGCCTGCCCAGGGATCTGTTCTATAACCCGACCGCGCCTGACGGGACACTCTATCTCAGCCCGCGGCCCGACAGAGCTTACATTCTCGAACTGACCACATGGGGTCTGCTGACGGCAGTGGGGCTCGATACGGACGTCGAACTCCCGCCCGGATACGAGGACGCGCTGGTGCTTACGGCCGCCGAGCGACTCGCTCCCGAGTACGGTGCCAAAGCGCCCGCGTCGGTCTCTTCGCAGGCCGGCGACGCCCGGGCCTGGCTGAAGTCCAGAAATCTCCGGACGCCTCCGGTGGTCCCGGATTACACTGCCGGCGGCCGGTACGACGCGCGGAGCGGGAGAACCCGGTAGCGATGTCCAGACGCCAGATACGCCCCGGCCGGGTCGGCACAAGAAGCGGGTCCCTCACCCCGATCCAGCCTGTAGGCGGCGGCGTCACGGAGGGCGTTGGAGTTCCTGTCCCGGTCCCGACTCCGCCTGTACGCCGGAGCATCGACCGCACAATCAACCTGTATGCGGAGCAGCACGACACGGGACCTGGCACTGACGCCGCCGCCGCCATGCTGATCGGATCTAAGGGATTGCGGCTGATGGGAACGCCGGGGCTCCTGAAGCTCGCTACGCTCGGTTCGGGTCCGGTGCGCGCCCTGTACACGGCGTCGAACGGTCGCGCGTTTGCCGTCTCCGGCGACACGTTGTACGAACTGGACGGCTTCTGGACCGGGACTAACCGCGGAACGCTCTCCACTTCATCGGGGCGCGTGGTCCTGGCCGACAACGGCCTCCATATGATGATTGTGGACGGTGGCGGCTATACGTTCACGTTCTCGACGAACGCGCTGGCCCCGATCACGGACCCGGACTTCCCAGGCGCGGGCTCGGTGTCGTTTCAGGACGGCTTCTTTGTGTTCCACGAACCGGGGACGGGTCGTCTGTGGGTGACGGAGAGCTACAACGGCGCTTCGGTCGATGCGCTGGACTTCGTGACCTCGGAGGGCTCCCCTGACCCGGTCGTGACGCAGATTTCGGACCACAGCACGATCTATGCGTTCAATACCCTGACTCTTGAGCGGTATTACAACTCCGGGGGCGCGGATTTTCCGTTCACTCGCTACCGGACTGGTGGCCTGCTCCAGATCGGGTGCGCCTCGGCCGCTTCGGTCGTCCAGATGAACAAGGCGATCTACTGGCTGGGTCAGGATGTGAACGGACAGGGCACGGTCTGGGCCATCAGCGAGAACGCCTACTCGCAGCGGATTTCGACGCATGCGGTCGAACTCGCCATCCGGGAGTACGCAACCAGCGCGGATCTGGGCGATGTCACCGCCTGGTGCTACCAGACCGATGGCCACAACTTCTATTGCATGAACCTAGCGGAGACGACGTTCGTTTACGACGATGCGACCACGCTCTGGCACGAGCGGGCGTACCTGGCCGATAACGGACGCTTCGAACGGCACCGCGCCGACTGCCATGCCGTCACACACGGTGTCCATATCGTCGGGGATTACCAGAACGGAAACCTCTATGCCCTGGACGAGTACACCTACACCGATAACGGCGAGCAGATCGCCCGCGAGCGCATTACGCCCCGCGTGGCTCAGGACGGCGCCTGGATCTTTATCCCGCGCCTCGAACTGCGGATGGACGCAGGAATGGGTCTCGATGGCGGTGTGGCCGGGTCCGATCCCATGGTAATGCTGCAGATATCGAGGGACGGCGGGCGCACGTTCGGCCCCGAGCGCTGGAAAAGCGCGGGGAAGATCGGGGAGTTTCGCCGCCGCGCCGCCTGGAACAGGAACGGCCGGGCCCGGGACTGGGTGTTTCGGGTGCGTCTGA